TATACATTGAGTTCCTTGTCCAACAGAAACCTTTGTATTCTGGCTTAGAAAAGATATACACAAAGGTTGGCGTATCAGCTGCGACATTTTCCTATGACTGGATTCGTAACTCAGTACCAAAAAACAAAAAGGATTTTATAATAGATTTCTTTAATGCCGCTTGGTATGAGGAAATGGTAAACTATTTTAGACTAATCGGAGGTACTAAGGTTACAGGCATTGATGATACAACTAGAAATATTGTCAAAAACTTATTAGCTAATATTTTAGGACAAAATTTGTCCAGACGAGATCAGGCAAAGCTATTTGAGGAATCATTAAACGATCCTGCATTTAACAGAGCAAGGTCATTGGTTATAGCAAGAACAGAATCAACAACTGCTGCAAACTTTGGTATAAACATGGGTGCTGAGAGTTCCGATTATGAGGTGCAAAAGTTTTGGATAAACACAAAGGATAAGCGCACAAGGAGAAGTCATTTGCTAATGACGCAAGATAGAATAGCCATAAATCAGCCTTTTATAGTTGGTGGCGTTCCAATGATGTATCCAGGTGAGGTTGGCGCACCTGCTGCGGAGGTTGTTAATTGCCGGTGCGTAATGGCTACCGAAGCTATAAAGGATGCAGATGGATTGCCGATATTAAAACCGAGAACTGCACCTTATCTAAAGAAAGCTAAAACCTATACTGACTACCCACAGGCAGCAACTAATAACGCAAAAAGAGCCTTAAAATGGGTTGAAGCAAACGGATGGGGCGAATGTGGTACACCTGTCGGCAAAGCTAGGGCCCGACAGTTAGCTAATAGAGAACCTTTGTCTAGAGATACGATTGCTAGAATGGCATCATTTAAAAGACATCAACAACATGCAGATGTTCCATATTCTGAGGGATGCGGTGGTTTAATGTGGGATGCATGGGGCGGTACGGCAGGTGTTGAATGGGCAATTAGAAAATTAAATGAAATTGATAATGAATAAAAGTATATTTACATAAATTTTCAATTATGAAAGGATTATTGGAATATAAAAACTTTAAAGCCGAAATTAAGGACATGGATTCTGAAAGGATGACTGTTACCGGCTACTTTGCGAGTTTTGGGAATATGGATTATGATGATGATATCATCATGCCCGGCGCAGCGAATAAGACAATTGCAGAACGTGGTCCAATGGGATCTAATGAGATATTCTTTTTAAATCAGCATAACTGGTCACAACCTCATGGAAAGCCAATGGTATTAGAGGCTCAGGAAAAAGGAATTTACTTTGAAAGTAAGGTAGCGCCTACAAGCTACGGCAGGGATGCAATGATTCTTTATGCAGAAGGTATTGTAGTTCAGCACTCTATTGGGTTTAGTACGATTAAGTCAGACTATGATCAGCAAACAGGAATGCGAATGATTAAAGAGATTAAATTATATGAAGGATCTAACGTAACTTTGGGTGCTAATCCAGAAACTCCATTTACAGGATTTAAATCTTTGACAATGGCAGAGATTAACGATCAGATTGGTAAAATGATTAAGCTACTAAAAGATGGTAGCTTAACGGATGAAGGCTTTGGTAGATTAGAAATTGCATTAAAGCAGTTTCAGTTGGAAGCCTTCAATTTAGGTAAAAATTCACTATTAGATAAAGAGCCGGTAAAGTCCACTCCTAAAACTGATGAGCCGAATATATTAACAAGTTTAATTAACGTCTTAAAAAATTAGAAATGGACAATTTAGAATTAAAGGCTCAGGAGTTGCTAGATGCAAACAAAGCCAAAACATTAGATGAAGCAAAGACTATCATTGCAAACGCTATCAGCGAAGCTACTAAGGCAGCTGATTTAAAGCTAGAAGATTTACAAAAATCTACAAGTGTTAGAATTGATGCAATGGACAAAGCATTGCTTGAAGCGCAATCAGAGGCTAACAGAATGAAAATTGAAGCTAAAGAAGCAAAACCAATTTCTTTCAATCAAGCATTCGCTACTGCAATGGATGAGAACTCTGATAACTTGGAGAAATTCAAAAGAAAAGAGATCAAGCAGTTTTCTATGGAGTTAAAGACTGTTGGCGATATGTCATTGTCTAACATTACTGATCTTGCTGCTGCAAACGTTCAGATGCTACCGGGTATCATTCCTGCTGCGCCACGTAAGTTGCACATCAGATCATTACTTCCAACTGGCGTAATGACTACATCTGCAATTCACTACTTGCAAGAAACAGGTTCTGAAGGATCAGTTGCTGCATGGGCAGATAATTCAGGAAGCAAGTCTCAAATTGATTACGATTTGACAGAAGAGGTTGCACCATCTGAGTTCATTGCAGGTTATCTTCGCATAACTCGCAAGGCGCTTGATGATATCTCTGCTATGCGTTCTTATCTTCAAAGCCGCTTACTTGAGCAGTATCTTGATGCTGAGGATAATCAATTACTTAACGGATCTGGAGTATCTCCAAATTTAGGTGGTTTGATTACCAATGCTGAGGCTTACTCAGGATTCCGTACTATTCAAGTTGAGAAATTAGTTGATTCAATTGCACAAATTGATGGAAACAATCACTCTGCAAATGGTATCTTGTTAAGTCCAGAGCAGTATTATGCTCTATTGCTTACCAGAGGAACTACCAATGATTACACATTGCCAGGGCTAGGAACTGTAACCTCTGTGAATGGTCAAATGTTTATCTCAGGTGTTCCAGTATTCAAGTCTACTGCAATGAGCGATTCTAAGTACTTAGTTGGTGACTGGTCAAAAGGTGCGCAGCTATATGTTCGTGAGAATCCAATTGTAAGATTCTTTGAGGAAGATGGTACTAACGTTCGTGAGAACAAGATTACAGTTCGTGTTGAAGGTAGAATTGCTTTACCTATCTACTATACTGATGCATTTGTGACTGGTTCACTCAATGCAAATCCAAGCTAACTTTTTTAGTGTTTATGGGGAAGCCTGTCGAGAAATCGGCAGGTTTTTTTTGTTTCATTAAGTTATTAAAATAAATTATATTTGTTTTATGTTTAAAGCCAACTTTATCGGTGAAGCAGGATTATACAAGAATGAAGAGTATAAAATCTGTATTGGCGTTATAAATGGTTGGATTCATGTCCGAAGAAAGTGCGGTGCAGGTCGCGTAAATTACCCATCAATATTAGAGTTCCTAAGAGATTGGGATAACATCCGTAAAATATGAGAATTTTCCATTTAGGATTAATGGTTGCGCCACCTCCTAATGATTCGGCACGTAAAGCCTTTATTGCAAATTGCGATGATTACATCGAACTATCAACAGGCGCAAATGATGTAAACCAAGAGGCGATTAGAATAGCCAGAGAGTTTTTGCCTGATATAATCTTTATGCAGATACAAAGTCCTAACATTATACATATAGAAACTGTAAAGGCTATGCGGGAAACAGGCGCATGGATTTGTAACTGGAATGGTGACATCAGGGATCAAACACCAGCATGGATGATTGAAATGTCTCCTTACATTGATAAGACTTTGTTTTCCAATATGCGCGATGTTGCTAATGTAGTAAATGGAGGATATTTAGAAATAGGATACGATCCTGAGATATACAAGCCAGAGGGCGAGATAGGCAATTGCAGAGAGATTTCATTCTTTGGCAATAATTACGGACAGGCTCAATTTCCGTTAAGCAAATTGCGAATTGAAATGAATATGATGTTGCATAAACACTTCGGTAATAGGTATGGCGTTTACGGAAATAATTGGTTTAATTCATCCGGTAACTATAATCATTCACAGGCAGAGGAATCAAAAGCATATAGGGCCACTAAAATAGCAATCAATCTTAGCCATTACGATGTAGATTCTTATACTTCGGACAGAATATACAGAATCTTAGGCTCAGGGGCGTTTTGCTTATGCAAGGCTTATCCTAATATGCCTTTTATTGATGGCGTTCATGTTAAAGTATGGAATACTTTACCTGAGTTGCTAAATTTAATTAACTATTATCTGGATGACAAGAATGAAGATGAGCGCAAAGCAATAGCCAAGCAGGGCAATGAGTTTGTTAAGGCTAATTATACATTTGATAACATGATAAAGAATTTAATTAAGATATATGAGCAAAATTAAGGTGTTGGGTTTTATGACTATTCATTACGCAGGTGATTACTTGCGTGAGGCTTTGATGTCTGTTGTAGAGCATGTGGATAAAATGGTTATTGCTTATAGCATGATGCCAAGTCAAGGTCATGGAACGTTATTAACATGCCCTGATTCTGAGGGTTATATATTTAGCATTTGTCAGGATGTATTAAAAGATAAATTAATCTGGGACAGAGCCGATAGATACGGAGCTGAGAATGAGCATAGATCGGTCAAGTATAGATACTCTGAGGGTTATGATTTGGTATTCACAGTAGATTCAGATGAGGTTTATAAAACGGATGAATTGCAGAAGTCTTTTAAATATGCTTATTGGGGCGTAGATCGGTTTTATGGAGTCGATGGATTTGTAAACTTTTGGCGCTCTTTTGACTATGCTTGTTATGATGGTTTTAGACCCATTAGATTAGAAAACCTGCATAGAAAAGAGCATACGCAAGATTTAAACCTAAAGCAGACTATTTATCATTTTAGCACCTGTCAGCCAGAGCCAATCATGCGATACAAGTATAATGTATTTGGACATGCTCACGAAGTTAGAAAAGACTGGCTAAATGATATTTACTATAAATGGAAACCTAATAACCAATTTGATGATGTGCATTGTGTGGCGTTTAATCTTTGGAATCCTGTACCATTTGACAAATCAGTTTTACCTAGCTATTTAAAAAGCCATCACAATTATAACAAAGTTTTAGTATGAACGCAGCTATTATTATTGATGACAGGGAAGATGTGGCTCAGGGGGCAATCGCAAGGCATAAAAGGTTTATACCAAAGTCTTGGGATATCTTTCACATTCAACCGCCTTATGCTGGAGGTATCTATTCTTTAAAGTCTGCCAAG